GGTAGACGTACAGGTAAGAGTAGGTTAGCCGCATGGTCGCTAATACTTAACTGCTTGTCATCTAAGAAAGGTCAGGTGTTCTATGTTGCCCCTACACAGGGTCAGGCTAGAGACATTATGTGGCAGATGTTGCTGGAACTAGGTCATAGCGTTATAGCGTCAAGCCATGTCAACAACCTACAGATTAAGTTTATCAACGGTGCGTTGCTGACGCTGAAGGGTGCTGATAGACCTGAGACTATGCGTGGTGTTAGCTTGAAGTACCTGGTTATGGATGAGTATGCTGACATGAAGCCAGAGGTGTGGGAGCAAATCCTACGCCCTGCTCTTGCGGATCAGAAGGGTGATGCTATGTTCATTGGTACGCCAATGGGACGTAACCACTTCTATGAACTGTTTACCTACGCCAGTGTATCTAAAGACGAAGACTGGGGTGGTTATCACTTCACTAGCTTTGACAACCCCTTACTAGATCCTGATGAGATTAAAGCGGCTGAGAAGAGTATGTCAGCCTTTAGTTTTAGACAGGAATTCATGGCATCCTTTGAGGCACACGGCAGTGAACTATTTAAAGAAGAAGATGTATTGTTTAGCGAAGAAGAGCCGACAGATGGCGAGTACTATATTGCTGTCGATTTGGCTGGCTTTGCAGACGTACAAAAAGCAACTACCAAAACTGCAAGACTTGACCAGACAGGCATTGCAGTGGTTAAAGCGGGTGTGGAAGGCTGGTGGGTTGCTGATATCATATATGGGCGATGGGGCGTTGAAGAGACCGCCAGACGTATCTTCGGAGCAGTCAACAAGTACAAGCCCGTTGCAGTCGGAATCGAAAAAGGAGCGTTAAAGAACGCTGTTAGTCCGTACCTCAACGACCAGATGAAGAAGAACCAACGCTTCTTTAGAGTGGAAGAGTTAACCCACGGTAACAAAAAGAAGACAGACAGAATCGTGTGGGCGTTACAAGGACGCTTTGAACACGGTAACATTACATTAAACAAGGGGAAGTGGAATACAGAGTTCTTAGATGAACTGTTCCAGTTTCCTAATCCTTTAGTCCATGATGACTTGATAGATTGTTTAGCATACATAGACCAGTTAGCCAAAGTCTCCTATGCTTATGACTATGAAGAAGAGGACTACGAATTCTTAGATAAATACGCAGGTTACTAACTATGGAACTAGAAGGCGCAGACAACTTTTCTCTTGAGCAAAGCCTAGAAGGTTGGGTAATGGAGAAGTGTGATGGATGGCGTGATCATTACGAAGCCAACTACTCACAACGCTTTGACGAATACTACCGCCTCTGGCGTGGTCAGTGGTCAGCAGAAGACCAGACTCGTCAGTCAGAACGATCTAAGATTATTTCTCCTGCGCTACAGCAGGCTGTTGAGTCATCTGTAGCTGAACTAGAGGAGGCTACCTTTGGTCGTGGTTCTTGGTTTGACATTAAAGATGATGTCAGAGATCAGAACCCACAAGACATAGCCGCCTTACGTGGTTACTTAGAAGAAGACTTTGCAAAGAACAAAGTTCGTAAGAACGTGGCTGAGTGCTTAATCAATGCTGCTGTGTTTGGTACAGGTATTGGTGAAGTAGTATTAGAAGAAGAAAAAGAGATGTCTCCTGCTTCTCAGCCTGTCATGGGTGGTGAGTTACAAGCTGTAGGCGTTAATATCAAAGACCGTACTTGTGTTAAGCTACGTCCTGTTATGCCACAGAACTTCCTTATTGACCCTGTAGCGACAGACATTGACAACGCTTTAGGCTGTGCAGTTGATGAATATGTGTCTAGCCACTTAGTAGAGCAGTTACAAGAGAAGGGTGTTTATCGTGATGAAGCCCTATCTATTGCCTCTAGTGACTTTGACCTAGAGCCTGATCAAGACCTAACTAGCTTTCCAGAAGATAAGGTTAGACTTACTAAATACTACGGCCTTGTTCCTACGCACTTGCTGAAACAAGCGCAAGAAGATTCAGAAGATGAAGAAGTAGTAGAGTTTGATGAAGAAGAAGAAGACAGCTACTACACAGAAGCAATGGTTGTTATTGGTAACGGTGGTGTTCTACTAAAGGCTGAGAAGAACCCATACATGATGCAGGATCGTCCTGTTGTTGCATTCCCTTGGGATGTCGTTCCTAGCCGCTTCTGGGGCAGAGGAGTATGTGAGAAAGGGTATAACAGTCAGAAGGCGTTAGACACAGAACTACGCGCTAGAATTGATGCTCTTGCACTAACCATACACCCAATGATGGCAATGGATGCATCTCGTATGCCTAGAGGTGCTAAACCTAGCATACAACCAGGGAAAACCATACTTACCAACGGCAACCCTGCTGAGATTCTACAGCCATTTAACTTTGGTCAAGTCAATCAGATTACCTTTGCACAAGCGCAATCGCTACAGACTATGGTACAGACAGCTACAGGTGCTATAGATAGCGCAGGTATTGCAGGGTCTATCAACGGTGAAGCTACTGCCGCTGGTGTTTCTATGTCACTAGGTGCTATCATTAAGCGACACAAGCGCACCTTGATCAACTTCCAAGATTCTTTCTTGATTCCTTTTGTACAGAAAGCCGCTTATCGCTACATGCAGTTTGAGCCTGAACTGTACCCAGTAGCCGACTACAAGTTCCATACTTCTAGTTCTTTAGGCATCATTGCTCGTGAGTATGAAGTAACACAGCTTGTTCAGTTGCTACAAACCATGTCACCTGATCAGCCTATGTATCCTAAGCTGGTAACGTCTATCATTGACAACATGAACTTGTCTAACCGTGAAGAGTTGATTGCTACTTTGGAACAAGCTAACCAGCCTAATCCAGAAGCACAGCAAGCAGCACAGGCGGCACAGCAAGCACAGTTGCAGTTCCAAGCATCACAGACTGCCGCACTCAACGGACAGGCGCAAGAGTCACAAGCTAGAGCGCAGAAGCTGGGAGTGGAAGCACAAGCTATTCCGCAGGAACTTGAGATTGATCGAATCAAAGCGGCTACTAATAATCTCCAAGCTGGCGATGCAGATGACAAAGAGTTCCAGAAGCGTCTAAAGATTTCAGAGCAGTTGTTAAAGGAAAGAGAAGTAGCAGTAAAAGAGGGCAATGTTGCTAGTCAGGCAACTCCTCCAAACCCACAAGGACTACAGTAATGGTTAGCACAAGAGATTTAGAAAACGTAGTGGCTCAGATAAATGTAAAGTTTGAGCAACTAACCAATGAAATTGTACAGCTAAAGAAACAATTAGCTGATAATACAGGAGAAAAGAATGCCAGTAAAAAAAGACCCAAGACTAGCTAGGGCTGGAGTCAGTGGATATAATAAGCCGAAGCGTACCCCCAACCATCCAAAGAAAAGCCATGTTGTTGTGGCGAAGGAAGGTGACAAAATCAAGACCATTAGGTATGGAGAACAGGGGGCAAGCACAGCAGGTAAACCCAAAGCGGGTGAATCTGAGCGTATGAAAGCTAAACGTAAGTCTTTCAAAGCACGACACGGTAAGAACATAGCGAAAGGTAAAATGTCAGCGGCTTACTGGGCTGATAAATCTAAATGGTAAGAACAGGAGAATACTATGCCATACGGTAAAGGTACATACGGTAGTAAAGTAGGTAGACCACCTAAAAAGAAAACAGCACCTAAGAAGAAGCCAGTTAAGAAATGAAAGGTCAGACCCACGGTGGCAAGGGTAGTACCCAACGTAAGACAGACTCAAAGAAGTTTGCTAGTAATTGGGATGCTATATACAACAAACCAGCAGAGAAGTCAAGTAAAAATAAGAAATAACGCTTGACTTTCTTATGCTTTTATGTTATACTGGCTAGGTACACCACTATTAATTCATCTGTCCTTATTGGAGAAACAGAATGATTGACAAAGAACTTGAGCTATATTATCGCAATATGCATAGCATGTTTGGCTCTGATGGCTGGAAACAGCTACTAGAAGACTTACAGAACAATGCTAGAACAATTAACTCAGTAGAACTAACTAAAGACAACGATGACCTGTGCTTCCGCAAAGGACAACTTAATGTCATAGCTAGTCTACTTAATCTTCAGGCACAGATTGAAGCAACAGAAGCAGAAGCTAGTGAAGAATGAGAGCTATCTTTGAATTCCAATGCGAAGACGGACACACTACTGAAAAGTACATTGATTCAGAATGTAGGTCTATAACCTGTCCAGACTGTGCCAAGATAGCAAGAAAAATTGTAAGTGCTGTGCGTTCTAAACTAGACCCTCTTAGCGGAGATTTCATGGGTGCTACTGCTAAATGGGAAAGGAATAGGGCACAGAAGCTACAACAAGAGCGCAAGGCCAACTCCTAACCGAAGCCCTGCATAATACACCTCCATAATGAGAATACTCACGGAGTTTAATAATGGCAACACTAATAGACGAGCGTCAAGAAGACGAAGTAGAAACCAACGAAGAAGAAGTAGTAAGTCAGATTAATGAAGAACCTCAAGTAGAGGAAACTCCTCAAGAAGATGACATCCCTAACAAGTACAAAGGAAAGTCAACGGCTGAGATTGTACGGATGCACCAGGAGGCTGAGAAGTTATTAGGCCGACAGAGCAGTGAAGTGGGGGAACTACGGTCTGTTGTTGATAACTACATTCAGACACAACTCGACACAACACCACAAGCAACCCAAGAACCTGAAGAAGATATAGACTTTTTCTCTGATCCCGACAAGGCTGTCGAAAGAGCGATTAAGAATCATCCTTCAATCAAAGCTGCTGAAGCACAAACACAGCAGTACAGACAACAGACAGCGCAGACTCAATTGCAGAAACGTCATCCTGACATGCAAGAGATTCTACAAGATAGTAAGTTTGTTGACTGGATTAAAGGCTCAAAGATTCGTACTCAGCTTTTTGCACAAGCGGATACGCAGTATGACTATGAAGCGGCTGATGAACTTTTCACTAACTGGAAGGAACGTCAAGGCACAGTGGCTCAGACTGCGGCTAACGAGAAAGCAAGTAGGAAAGAAGCTGTTAAGACTGCCTCAACAGGCGGTGCAAAAGGAAGTGGTGAAGCAGCAACTCGCAAAGTCTATAGACGCTCAGACATTATTAAACTAATGCAGACCGACCCTGATAGGTATTTGTCTTTGTCTGACGAGATCATGCAAGCGTACCAAGAGGGGAGAGTCCGAAACTAATCTCTTATAGGAAGTATTATCATGGCTACATCAGTATATCCCAATATGGGCGGAGCAGTAGACAACACTAGCGCAGCTAAGTTTATCCCAGAAATCTGGAGTGACGAAGTAATTGCTGCATACAAGAGCAATCTTGTAATGGCTAACCTCGTTAAGAAAATGAGCATGACTGGTAAGAAAGGTGACACCATTCACGTTCCTAAGCCTACTCGTGGTTCAGCTAACGCTAAAGTTGCAGAGACTGCCGTAACTATCCAGAACTCTGTTGAGTCAGAAGTTCTGATTAACATTAACAAGCACTTTGAATTCTCTCGTCTTATCGAAGACATTACCGAAGTACAGGCTCTCGCTTCATTGCGTCAGTTCTACACTGGTGATGCTGGCTACGGTCTAGCAAAGCAGGTTGACAACGATCTGTTTGCTCTGGCTAAGTCTTTCGGTAACGGTGATGGTTCTAGCTATGTAAACTCTGCTTCTTTCCAGATCAACACCACTAGCGGCCTTTTGGAAGCATTTGATGCTGACGGCGCTGCTGACGTTGGTAACTTCTCTGATGATGTGTTTCGTGCATTGATTCAGAAAATGGATGATGCAGACGTTCCTATGGACGGTCGTAGCTTTATCGTACCACCTTCACTACGTAACGCTATCATGGGTATTGATCGTTATACCTCTACTGATTTCGTAAACGGCAAGAGCGTAGAGACTGGTAAGATTGGTAACCTGTACGGTGTTGACATTTTTGTCTCTAGCAACGTACCTGTTATTGACACTACTGGTGGTGCTTCTATCCGTGGCGCTCAGTTGATCCACAAGGACACTAACGTTCTTGCAGAGCAACAAGCTGTACGTTCACAGACTCAGTACAAGCAGGAGTTCCTTGGAACTTTGTACACTGCTGA